TTCAACGACTTCTAAGACCAGACCACTAATTATTAGTAAGTTAGAAGAATTTTTTAGAGAGGAAAGTGTAGTGGTTCATAGTAATCGTTTGATTGATGAATTACAAACTTTCGTTTATATTAATAATAGAGCAGAAGCAATGCGAGGATACAATGATGACCTTGTAATGTCTTTTGCTATTGGACTTTGGGTTCGTGATACCGCATTAAGATTACAAACTCAAGGTATTGAATTAACAAAAAAGACTCTCAGTCGTATGATGGACAACGAGGGTTTATACACCAACGAAGATGTCAATAAAAATGACAGCTGGGATTGGGAAACAGGAAAAGAAAAAGAGTCTTTAGAATGGCTCTTATAAAGTAAGTGAGGAAAAAATGGCAGATACAACATTATTTGGAAGACTGAGAAGATTATTTTCTACAAATGTTATCGTAAGAAATGTCGGTGGTAAAAAATTAAAGATAGCCGATACAGACCAAGTGCAAAAACAAGTTAAAAGTCATCTTGTTGATAGATATACAAAACTACATAACAACTTAGATTTAGTTGGAACAGGATATTCTACCGTCCATCAAGTTATGGCGGCAAGATTAGCATTGTTTAAAGACTATGAATCAATGGATAGTGACCCAATCATTTCAAGTGCATTGGATATATATTCAGATGAGTCAACAATGAAAGGTCAATATGGTCAAGTAGTTGAAGTAAAGACAGACAATGAAAATATTAAAGAAATTTTAAACAATTTATTTTATGACATTATGAACATTGAGTTCAATTTATGGCCTTGGGTTCGTAATATGGTTAAGTATGGTGATTTCTTTTTACACTTAGACATAAGTGAGAAGTATGGTATTACAAATGTAGTTCCGTTATCACCTTATGAAGTTGTAAGAGCAGAGGGAGAAGACCCTGAAAATCCTTACTACACTAAATTTTATTTAGAAAGTATTGAAGGAGCACACCCGTATTTTGGCCAAAAGCAAAATAAAGGGAAGATAGAATTTGAAAACTTCCAAATCGCACACTTTAGATTAGCAAACGATAGTAATTTCTTACCTTACGGAAAGTCTATGGTTGAATCTACAAGAAAGATTTGGAAACAATTAACACTTATGGAAGACGCTATGTTGATTCACAGAATTATGAGAGCACCTTCTAAACGAGTATTCAAGATTGATATTGGTAATATACCACCAAGTGAAGTTGATAATTATATGCAAAGAATTATTAACAAGATGAAAAAAACACCAGTTATTGATGAAGGGACAGGTGAGTATAATTTAAAATATAATATGCAAAATCTAACAGAAGATTTCTTTATGCCAGTTCGTGGTGGAGATAGTGGAACAGAGATTAGTGAGTTAGGTGGTATTGATTATGATTCAACAGAAGACATTGAATATTTGAAAAACAAATTATTAGCATCGCTAAGAGTTCCAAAAGCATTCTTAGGATTTGATGAAAATGTCGGTAGTAAACTTTGAATTAGAATTAGCAAGTCCTTCAACAATGTATGAACAAGAAAAGATAGAATTGTTAGGACAGAAAGTTGGATTAGCTCGTGATATGATTAGTGATAAGATTTTACCTACTGATTGGGTATATGATAATGTTTTCAATTTTTCAAAAGAACAAAAAGTTGATATTGAAAATCAAATCATTGAAGACCAAAAACAGAAGTTCAGACACTCACAGATTGAAATGGAAGGTAATGACCCAATGCAGACAGGTGACGCAATTGGAACACCAAGTGATATGGCAAGTATTGGTATCGGTGCAGATGATACTGTAACACCACCCGATACCATAGCAGGTTCCATATTTGACCCATTTCCAGAAGAAGAAAAAGAAGATGAAAGACCAGAAGACCAACAAGGTGGTCGTCCACAAGAAATGAATAAACCATTCAAAGATAGTGGAGCAAGAGGTCGTGACCCATTAGGGAAACAAACCAAAAATAGACGACCATTAGCATTAGCACACTACGACGCCTTGAAAAAAACTATGGGTAAAAAGTCAAAGGACATAATACAAGAAACCAAAAAAGTAGATGAAATGAAACAGGAATATGATGAATATAAAAAAGAAAACGGAGTAGATTAATACCGATTTCTTGAAAGTTTTATATTTATTATTGATAAAATACAAAAATACTTTGGAGCTCAAATGTCTTTATATGTTAAACATAACAAAATAAAGAATACCGCTATTCTTTATGAACTTTTATCTCGTCAAATTACAGTTGACGTGTTAAATGACACAAAAAGCCCTAAGTCAGTTAAATTATTTAAGGAATTCTTTAATAAAAATACTGAATTAGGTAAAGAATACGAATTATATTCAATTTTGTTAGAAAAGAAATACAAAAGTGACGTTCACGCATCTCAATTAGTCGAGGCGGTCGTGAAAAGTCGTAGAAAGTTATCTAATCGTAGATTAAACAACGAAAAATACAATTTAATCAAAACAATCAAAGAAAACTATGATATAAAAGAGTTTTTCAATACTCGTTTGCCTAATTTTAAGATTATGGCATCAGTTTACAAACTATTTGGAACTGAAACAGGTAAAGAAGACTTTGGGCCAGTTCAAAGAACAGATTCAGTTATCACTATAACTGAACATATTGTTCAAAATACTACCAAAACTAATAAAAAAGCTAAAATGGTAGAAGAATTTGGACAACAAGGTAAAGATTTAAGATTATTAAGCTATCAGTTGTTAGTTGATAAATTTAACGCTAAGTATAAATCTTTAAATGAGAATCAAAGAAACTTATTAAAACAATATATCAATAATGTATCCAACACAAACTCATTAAAAGAATTCATAGATAATGAAGTAGTAAAAATCAAAAAAGCTCTAAAGTCTTTACTACCAAAAGTCAATGATAAGATTACACAGATTAAATTATCAGAAGCTATTGACTATACTGATAGTGCTACAAAAGGAAAAATCGTGAAAGATAAACACGTGGTTGCATTAATGAGATACTATGAACTAATTAAGGAAATCAAAAATGTCCAAACACGACAAAATAGCTAAGTTAAAAGAATATATCAAGAACTATGTCATTAAGGAATTAGAAAAAGACGAAGAACTTGATGAAGCTTCTACAACCGCATCAGCCGGTGCAGCAAACCCAATGGGAACTGGCATTCACTATGATACACCAAAAGCATTTTCAACAGGTTCAGGTCATCCAGAGCCAGAAGTCGTAGGATATAAAAAAGTAAACGAATCACAACCATTTGCAGACTTTACACAATTTCCAAAACTATCAAGTGCACAACAAGAATCTCTTGATGAATTATTTGGATTTGCAGAATCATACCAAATATACAACGCATTTGAAAAAGACCCTAAAAAGTTTATCAAAACATTAGATGATATGGCAAATATTAGAAAAGCATCTAACAAAAAACCAAAAGGTGTTAATTTTAACAAAGGTAAAAAACAATTCGTTAAAGAAGTTACTAAACAAGAAGTTAGTGCATTAGAAAAAGTTCATAAAAGTTTAGAAAAAATAAAAAAAGATTATATAAAGATTTATAATATTGGTGATAAAACACTTAAAGATAGACAATACAATGATTATTATGAATATATCCTAACAGCTGAAAAAGATATAGGAAAACTTGCAAACTTTTTCAGAACAAAACAAAGATTAGGTGAAGGTCGTTATCACGAATATAGAAACGACGAATCATTGACACCAAAACAAAAGATTGGTCGTTCAATGAGAGAAATTAGAGACGCATTAAACGAATTAGACAAAACCGTAAAGATGAATCTTAAATTAAAAACAGAATTGAATATGAGTTCACAAGATTATTGGAAGAACACACATAAAGCCCTAACTAAGATTTCAGAAAGATTAGTCAAAATGGCAAACAAAATAGGAAACTTAAAATGAAAAATTTAAAAGAACAATACATAAGATACTTCGGCGCATTAAATGAAGCACAGAATTTCAATGGACGAATAACACCAGATATTGCAAGACAGATTATAAAAATGATGATAGCAAGAGGTAGTAAAGACAAAATGAAATATTCTTTTGATTTAATAGCAGCTGGTAGATTTACTAATGGTAGGGATAAAAGATTTAGAATAGGAGATATATTAAGAGCATTAGGTGTTGATATGAACTCAGGTACGGACGCAGTTTATTTAGATGATGTTGATATAGTTCGAGGAGCTAAAACTATTGGTAATTGGACAAGAATGTCAAAAGGAGACTTTTTCAAATTTTTAAAGAAAAAAGGTATAATTAGATTTTAAGGACAAATATGAAACAAGTAATAGTAGATTATATACCATTTAGCATTACACCAACTCAAATAAATGAGGCGATGAAAGAAAACAACGGAAAGTTAGTTGTTAAAGGTGTATTACAAAGAGC